CCCGGAATGGTTTTGTTTCCGAGTTTGGTGGCGGCTTCGTTCGGGGTCATCAGTCCGTTAACTACCTGCTCTTTTATGGTTGTTACTTTTTTTGCTGTAATCCATTTCAATAATCACTGAGGTGTCGAATTCGATTTTAAATCCTTTGTTCAGGATCTCGTCGGTGGTTAATAGTTTGGCGGTTAGTTCGGCAACGTACATGGCTACCTTTGGCCCGATGGTGTTGGTGCGGAATAAAAGGGTAAGCTGTTCTATGTCGAGTTTTTCGGCTGAACCGTCGATCATAAATAACGGGATGCCAAAGGCTGCGGCGATTTCTTCGCGGGTGTATTTCAGGGTTTCAATGAGCTGCGAATCGGCAAACGATTGGGTTAGCTTTACAATTTTGGTGAATGCCGGTAACATCAATGGTTTTCCTGAATTTGACGGACCGCCGTTTTCTGCTAAATATGCTTTGCGTTGTTCGTCGACTGCTAGTTTAGCTTGTGCCGATAGGTCGCCAGGGAATGAGGTTTCGAGTGCGCTGGTTTGAACTCCGTTGTTTTTGAGGGGGGTTAAGTCAGTTAATAATTTAGTTGATAAGTGTTTGCGCCTGAAAAAGTGTGAACAAAACGCATAAAAACAAAGCAATGTCGATCAATAAAAAAACCATAGATTCATTCATCTCCCGCAACGGTTTTATCTTTAAAGGGAAAAAGGAAGCGATTGACGAGATTGCAGAGTTTGACGCGAAGCCAACCATTGACGCACTGATTCACCAGAGCAAGAAAATCACCAAAGAATTAACCGATGCCGGACGCTACGAAAAGACAGACGACATTTTAATTGAAAGCCTGGTCATGTGCGTTGAGGTTCAGCAAATGGCCTTTTGGGATATTAAGGCAAACGGCGTAATGATATACGTTGACAAGGATAACAAGGTAAAGCAGAAAAACCACAGCATTTCAACGCTCGACCAGATGACCAAATCAATTTTGAACATTTCGGCAAAGCTGGGACTTTCAGCACTCGACCGCCACAACCTGAAATTAGAAGTTAAACAAGCCGACGAACTCGATGATTAAAACGCCATGAATGAAAGCCGCCAATACTTCGACCCGCAAAGCCAAACAATCCGATCCGATAAGCCAGTACATATCCGCAGCAACGCAAGCAGCGGAGCAATACAAAACGGATGTCGAGACCAGGAAGATCACAGCCTCGAAGTGGATAAAGCTGGCAGTAGAACGCAGCAGGAAGGACGAGACCCGCACTGACATTGAATTCAGGGCCGAAGCCGTCGCCCGCGTTTACAAATTCTTCTATTATCTTAAAATTTCGAACGGCAAAAAGTACACCCGTTTCATTTTAACACCCTATCAAGCCTGGATACTCTCTGAAATATTCGGCTGGTATTACGCCACCGGATCGCGCCGTTACCGTTATGCCCTGCTTTACACCGCCCGCAAATCAGGCAAAACCGTTTTCTCCGTCGGCATCGAGCTATACGTTTTAATCTACGACGAGCAGGCAAAACCCGAAGCATACCTCTGCGCCATCACCCGCGAGCAAGCCGGGCAAGCGCTCGACTACACCAAAGCCACAGTACTCGAATCACCGGCCATGAAAGCCCGCCTGAAGGTCCAGCAATTCCAGATACTATACCCGAAGAAACACGGCAAGTTAAAAGTACTAGCCAACAAACCATTGGCTAACGATTCGCTCAACCCTTCCGTTTTTATTATGGACGAAATGCACGCTCATAAAACGCTCGAATTCTACAACGTAATGAAATCCGGTATTTTGAACCGCGAAAACCCCATCGGAATAATTACCAGCACCGCCGGATTCAACAAAGATTACCCTTTTTTCCTGATGGTTGAAACAGCCAAACAAGTACTTGAAGGAACCATCGACGACGACATTACATTTTATGCGCTTTACACGCTAGACGATGAGGACGACATCGAAGATATTGATTGCTGGGTAAAGGCAAACCCCAACATCGGGGTAACAATTCGGCTCGATGCCCTGGTTAAAGAATGGGAAAAAGCAAAACTAACCATCACCGAAAAAAACAACTTCATCACCAAAAACCTAAACCGCTACCTAGACAACAACGAGCAATGGATACCTGACGATGTTTACGTAACCGCCTTCAACGAAGTAAAGCTACCACAGCCAGGCACGCGCCCAGTTGCATACATGGGCATCGACTTAGCATCACAGCGCGACATTGTCGGCATCGATCTATTTTGGCAAGATAAAGAAACAAAACGTTTCGGAAATATTTCAGAATTTCATTTTCCACAAAGCGAAGACAAAAAAGTGCGAAATTCAGGCATCGACCTCGGCGCATGGATCGAAAAAGGCTACATCATAGAGCACCCAACCGCCACCATCGACCAGAAAATAATACTAGAGCGCATAGCCTATTGGCACACCATATTCGAAATACGCCAAATAAATTACGACGAATGGAACTCCGGGTTTATCATTCCTGAAATTGAATCAACACTGTTCATCAATTGCGTAAAATTCAGGCAAACCGCCACATGGTTTAACATCCCGCTCAAATACATCGAAAAAATATTCTTTGAAAAAACTATCGACATGGGCACAAACCCAGTTATGCGCTGGCAGTTCCGCAACATCGTGCTATATAAAGATGGCAACGGAAACATCAAGATCATGAAAAACAAATCGCTCGATTCAGTCGACGGCCCGGTAGCCTTTGGCATGGCCGTAGGTGGATGGCTCAACAACAACCACGACGCCACCGCCGAATTCTTTAAAACATTGATGGAAACCACAACAGACTAATCCGCGCAATCGCTTTTCAAAACATATTACAAGAAAAGCGCGCAATGAATTTCTTCTCATACCTATGGACTCAGTATAAAACCGCATCAGTCAAGCTAGGCACGCAAATGCAAAGCATTGACACAAACGGAGTTAACAATGTTCCGGAACAAATATCAACCGTTTTTACCTGTTTCGACCGGCTAAGTATGGCCGTTTCGCGTATGCCCATCAGCATATTTGCCGACAACCAGATGGGCCGCCTCGAATTAAAACAACATCGCCTGTACTGGCTGTTGAGGTACCAGCCAAACCAGTCGCAAAACGCGCAGCAATTTTGGTCAACCGTCGAGCTACACGTTAATAAGTTCGGGAATTCGATTGTCCAGGTACACAAAGACAACAACACCGCATACCCGCAGCGCTTCGAAATAATACACCCCGAACGCCTGCAATCAATCGACATACAAAACGGCGAAATAATCAGCTACAAAATTCGCCGCGCCAACGGCACACAAGCCGACGACATCCCCGCCGCCGACATTCTGCATTTCCGTGGAATATCCGAAGACGGTTACATCGGCCTGTCAACACTCGAAGCCCTCACCAAGCAAACCAACATCACACAGCGCGCCACCGCCCACATCGATAATTTTCACAAAAACAACGGAGTTCAAAACAAGGCCCTCGAAACTACATTCCCGGGCGACCTGTCGGCACAAGCAAAACTGGCAATCGATGAACAACGCAAAGCATATTTAGCAGAAAACGGAGGTCCGGTAAACTCCGGAAAGCCAATCATGTTACCAGCCTTCACCAAAATTGTAAGTCTAACCCAATCATTTGCCGACTCGCAACTTATTGAAACCCTGAAATACACCCGCGAAGAAATCGCCGCCGCCTTTGGCATCCCGCTATTCATGATCGACGGTTCAGCCGAAAAACTCGACATCGAGCAATTAACCCTTTTATTCCGGACAAACACTATTGGTCCCAAAGTCGCCATGTATGTCGCCGAATTAACCAGTAAACTAATCACCCGCGACGAGATCCTGAACAAAGGTTTCAAAGTTGAATTCGACACCTCAGTAATTATCGAAATGGATTTTACAAAGAAAGTTGAAGCATATACAAAATTAGTAGATAAAGGACTAATGGCGCCAAATGAAGCAGTTTTAAAGTTTGGTAACAAAACTATTCCGGGCGAATACGGAAACATGCACTTTATGCAGGCGCAATACAACCCACTCGAAAAATTTAACGATTATAATTCACTCCTGAAAGTTGATCCGACATTAAAAACAAACAAGAAAAAAACACCGCCAACACCATGACCACAAAACGCAAACCCATAAGCCGCTCAATCGACGGCACCGCAATAGTTCGCAAAGAATCCGACGGCAAAACATACCTCGAATTCTATCCATCAGTATTTAATCAAAAATCAAAACTGATCCGCGAATGGGGAGAAGTATTTTACGAAATTATTTCTCCGGAAGCATTTAAAAACATACTGGCCGATCCGGGTTTAAACTGCCTGGCAACCGTCGACCACACCCGTTCCAAAATGTTAGGCCGGAATAAATCAGGAACCCTAACGCTGAGCACCGACGACAAAGGATTAAAGGCGGTAGTCGACATGCCAGACACCATGCTAGGGCGCGACACCCTCGTACAGATCGACCGCGGCGACTATTACGAATGTTCATTCATTTACACCATTGGCGAAAACGGCGTAAGCTACGACCGTTCAGGCGACATACCCGTGCGCACAATCACCAACATCGAAAATCTGTACGATGTTTCTATCGTTATCGACGGCGCCTTTGCAAACACCAACATCAAAGCGCGCGCCCAGGAATGGGAACCGGAAGAGCCAACAATTGAAACCACGGCGGCTGAGCTTGTCGAAGCCGCCCGCGCACTCGCCAACGAATACGACATATTAGAGAAAGAGCTTGAAATTATCAATCTAAAAAAATAATCAATCCATGAAACTTTCCGAAGAATTGAAAATTAAAAGGGCCGAAAAAGTTGCACGTATGCAAGCTATTTTGGATGCCCGCAAAGAAAACGGAACCCTCCGCGCCGCCACCACCGAAGAAACTACCGAATACGACGGCATCAAAGCCGAAGTTGCCCGCATGGACACCGACATCTCAGAAGCCGAAGGACTAGAAGCCCGCGGAACTGAAGCCCCACAAACCCGTTCCTTCAACATCGGAGGCAAAGCCGACAAAACGTACAACATCGGAAAAGCCATCCGCGAATATTCTCGCACCAAATCAACAGATTTATTAACAGGTTTGGAAAAAGAACAACACCAGAGATTATTCGAACAGCATAAAGATGCTGAAGGTCTTTTGGTTCCATGGGATCAGGGTATTTCAAAACGTGCATCCGACACCACCACAAACGCAGGTTCGATTGACAATACTGTTTATCCTGGTCTTTCAATTATCGGGAAACAGCCATTGTGGGCGCAAATGGGATTCACAGTTTTACCAGGATTACAGGGGATCCTTAAATTAGGTGCAAAAGATGCCGACATCGCAGGTCAGTATGCTGAAAAAGCCGACATTACCGCAACATCAAACAAAGCTACATTCAAAGATTTGTCGCCGATTCGTTTTGGTTCAACCGACCTATTTCCCCGCGAATTAATCGCACAGGAAAACCCAGCAGTTCATCAGGCTTACATCAACGATCTGATTTTAGGATGTGATAGAAAATTCACATCATATGTTTATGCTCAGATTTTAGCCGCTGCGACAGCAGTTGATGAAGGCGCATTATCTGTTGCTGGATTTGATGCCCTCATGGGAGCAGTTGAGGCAGATGGATCATTTGTAATGTCACGCTCTACATTTTTCAAAGCAAAAGCCGAAAAAGTAGATGCAGGTTCCGGTAAATTTTTAGTCGAAATGATTAAAGGAAATCAGGGAATTGGAGTTACAACGGATGGTGTTGACGCATTTTATTCAACATTATTTACCGACGCAACAAATGTCAGAAATTTGACTTATGGTGCAATGTCTGAATTATGGGTGGGTATTTGGGGAGCCGTTGAAATTTTGATCAACCCATATAGTTATCAATCAAGTTCTCAAACTCAAATCACAGTGAACAAACTGATGAATGGAGTTGTACGCAACGATGCCGCATTTAGAAAATCGCCAGATCTTGACGCTACCACTTAGTATTTGCCTGAAATAATCATCACACCACAAAAAGGGAAGGGCCGTTATCCCTTCCCTTTTTTATTTCAATTTTATGTACAGACAGGGCATTGCCCTGTCTCAACAATCACAACCCATGCACATCATAACAGCCATACCCACCAAAACAAAAACAGGCACACCGGTAACCACCGCAAAAGGCAAAAAGCAAATCGGCATTGAAGACAATTTTACTGTCGACGACGATTTTGTTGCTGAGAAGATTGCCGCCGCCATCGACAAAATCGAGAACGACACTAACAGCGACGTACTCGAAACCACCAACGTGCTTTTGTTCATTCCCGAAAACGGATTTCAATGCTACACCATCCCGCAAGCCCCGTTAATTTCAGTTACCAAACTCGAAAAACGTTTGGGCGCCACATGGTCCGATGTAGCCACCACCGCATACCAGGTAACGCCAGGATTCAGTAAATTCGATATCGAATTACTCGAATCCATCACAGCCGACCAGTTGCGCCTAACCTACAAAACAGGCTACGACGATGCCAACACACCCAAAGTATTACGCGAAGCCGCCCTCCTGAAACTATCCGACATGTGGGATAACGAACGTCAGGGTTACCGCCCCATGACCGTAATGGGCCACGACGCTTACGCCTCACTCATCCGGAAACACATCCGCACCTATTGGTAATCAGCGCCGTCATTGCGAGCGCAGCGAAGCAATCTATCATTAATACAGAAAAGTCATGCTATCAGGATCACAACGCGAACGCATACAAGTTTTTGCAGAGATAAAAACAAAGAACGAATCGAACCAACGCGTTCGCACCTACGAGCACGCCTTTTACGATCGTGCTGACGTCAATTTCGTTTCATCCGAAAAACAGGTAGAAATGGGCGCCGCCATGATCGGGAAAGTACAAAAATTCAAAGTACGTTTTGCACTCGGTCGTTATGCCGAAAGCATGGTTATTCTTTGGCGCGACGATTATTACACCATCACCAGTCCCGAAGCCGACGCCCGCAAAACATACCTATACATCACCGGCACCCGAGCCATGCAAGGCACCATCAAAATAGCTGAACCTTTAACGTAAAAACTATGGCACTGGTAGGACAACAATCAAGCCGCATGTTTGGTAACGACAAGCTCGAAGCCTTTTTCAGATCGATGAGCCGGGCCGACCGTTACGCCATGGTCATGCGCGCCTACGAAGTCGCCACCAAACCACTTATCGACGAATCAAAAGGCCAGCTCGTACGCAAGCTAAAACGCCGTTCCAGAACCATGAATTTATACAATTCGTTGGGCATGGTAAAAAGCGCTAAAAAAGGCAATTCAAACTACGTAACCGCAAAAGTAGGCGCCCGCAAATATCGCCCGTTTGCCGGTTTTCATGGTCACCTGGTCGATGCCGGAACCACCACCCGCTCCACCCGGAAAGGATACAACCGCGGACGTATGCCAGCCTCACATTTCTTTACCGATTCAGTCAACAACTCCGAGCAGAAAGTAACCAGCGAAATGGTTAGCGCCATGCGCGCCGAACTCGAAAAAGAAATACGCGAAAAATTTAATTTCTAATGTACAGACAAGGCATTGCCTTGTCTCTAAAAACCAACCACCATGCTATCAAAAGCCCTCATTGCCATTCTATCCGCCGACACCGACAAAGCCGATGCCCTCGCCGCCATTGTGGGCGATCGTATTTATCCCATCGTCGACCTTCCGGAGGTACCAGAAGACGCAGCACTCGCAGCGATATATTACAACGTACAGATGTATCCTGAAAGCACCAAACTTGGACCGGTAGCCAACAACCATACCGTAACCTTTTTAACCGTTGCCGATGGATACGAAAAAGCCTGGGAAATAGCACTGAAACTACGCGACGCATTGCAATTGCAGCGCGGCACATTCAAAAATGTAGAGTTCAGGCTACCGAGGCCCGAATCAATAGAAGACGAATACAGCGAATTAGTACCGCTCAGCATGTACGGCGTGAAAGAAATATTTAAGATCCGCACCGCATATTATTAATTCAACATTTAAGATTCAACATTTAAAATTTATACCATGGCACATTCAAACCGCATTATTGCCGAAGGAACCGACCTTTGGATGTTTCTGCAAGAAGGAACATCACCCGCATTTACATACCGGCCATTTTCAGGCCAAACCGCCTGCCAGATTTCCGACGACTCCGATCAGTTAGAATCGACATCAAAAAACAACGGACAGTTTGCCAATTACCAGTATGGCCGCGAACGCTGGTCAGTATCGGTCGATATGTTTATTGCCGCTGATACCAACACTAACGAAGTCGATTTTGCTGAAGTTGCCTTAATGCGCAAAGCGCAATACAGGCCTGTTATTTTCATGGCCTTTGTCGATGCCGCCGGAGAAATCGACACCACCCGCCCGGCCTATCGCGGACAGGTATTGTTAAAAACTCCAATCGGAGCCAGCGATGGCGAATTACAAAAAGCCAGCATAGCCATGCAAGGCTGTTTAGAACTCGAATACCTGGAATACGTCACCAACGCATGGCAGAAAATCGAAGCAGTTTATCCAAATCCTGCAACATAGCAACTATTAATCATCCATCCGAAAAGGCGGCCCAGCGCCGCCTTTCTTTTTTATTAATCAATGTACAGACGCGATGTATCGCATCTCTACGCATATAAAACAAAAACCTACAATGAACACACGCCAACCCATCACCATCGACGAAAAAGAATATCAAATCGGGTTCTCATTCCGGGCAATCAAACTGTTCGAAGAAATGACAGGCAAATCAATTCAGGAAGTATCCGGAAGCTGGGATAACCTGCTTTATGCCTTTTGCTCATTGAAAGCCATTAACCCCGAATTCGCGCTAAGCATCGACGAGTTTGTCGATTTGCTCGATACCAACCCACAGTTATTAATCGATCTCTCATTCGGAATTCAGGAACCACCAAACAACGCTTCGGTGGATGCGCCCGACACAGCCCCGGTAAAAAAAAAGTTTCAAATACTAAAAACCTTTTTCGCATTATGGATTCTTTCGGCTTTGCTGTTGGTTTCGCCAGTGTTGATCCCCTTTATTTTTGGTTCGATATGGATTTTCATGAGCTTCAGAGCCTTGTACCGGTTTATCGCGAACCGTGGGAGCAAACGCGCACCATCGTGCAAGCCCTCACCGGCGAACGCATAAAAATGCCATGGGACGACGAGATTGCCGCACGCGACAAAGCCCGTCTCGAAAAAGAAGCCGCCGCCACCGCCGCGCTAAAAGGCAAACGCCTGGCAGCCGCCGCCAAACTGGCAACCATGCAAATACAATAACAATCGTAGAGACAAGGCACTGCCTTGTCTCTACCAATAAACCAAAAAACAATGAAAATCCTAACATTCACGCCAGTATGGCAACGCCCCGAAATATTCGAAATCTGTTTGCAAGGTATTAAACGCCTTCAGAAATACGACCCCAAACGATTTCAGATACAGCCGTTTTTTGTAATCTCCGAAAGCTGTGCCGCCAAACTGTTACTGAAATACAAATACGATTTTGTGTACGCCGAAAACGCGCCACTCGGAGCAAAGAAAAACACCGGCATCCGTTACGCATTCGATAATTACGATTTCGATTACATCATGGAAATCGGTTCCGACGACCTGGTCACCAACGAATGGTTAGAAACAGCCCTTCCCCTGATGGAGCAAAACGTAAAACAGTTTCATCCGTGCGATGTCTATTTTGTTGATGCCCGCAACGGCGAAACCGCATACTGGAAAACCGACAAAATACTCGGTGCCGGTCGTTTCATTTCGCGCGAAGCCATTGCCCAGGTAATTAAACGCGACAACCTATGGGAGCCAGTCGGCCGCCGTGGAATGGACACATACAGTTGGCGCCAGTTATTAAAATACGGCATCGGCAATAAAATTATTGACACCGGCGACGTGGTATCCATCGATATAAAGAGCGATGTAAACATCAACCAGATGAGCACCTTCAAACCATCGCCCCTCGCGCTCGAAGAAATACTAATCCATTTCCCTGAAGCCGAATTAATACGCAAACAAATCGCCACCCGTCATTGCGAGCGTAGCGAAGCAATCTAATCCAAAATAACACACCCCAAAACATGTCAAACAAAGAAATATCAATAGGCGTAAAGCTGGTAACCGACCTGAACGACTTTATCACGGGTTTCAAAAAGGCACAAGATACCAGTGCGAAGTTTGGCGAAACAGTTGATAAAAAAATAAACTCGCCATTAAAAGCGATGCAGGCCGAATTCTATAAGCTTAAAAACGCTCAGCGAAATTCTTTGTCGATGGAACAATACCAAAAGATTGGCAAAGAAATAGACCACATGCAAGGCATGATGGACCTTTACAAAGGCAAAATAAAGCAGACATCCAGTCCACTCAATAACATGCTAGCACAAGCCAAAGGATTATTACCAGCCTTTGGTTTTGCCGCCATAGCCGGGGGAGCCGTAGCCGCATTTGGCGCCATAAAAAACAGCACCGACACCATGAAAACCGATTGGGAAGCCATGACCAACGGAATGAATGAAGGACTTAACGAATTTTGGCGAACCATAGCCACCGGCGATTGGAGTAACTTTACCGAGCGCATAAAAGAAGCCATTGCCATGGGCGAGAAATACGTTTATACGCTCGACGACATCGAAGATAAAACCCGTTCGTTAAGCATACGCGAATCAGAAGCACAAGGCAAGATAATTGATCTTGAAATAGCACTAAAAAACAAAACACTCAGCAAAGCCGACCGACTAAAAGCAGGTCAGGAGCGCATACAGCTTGAAAAAGATTTAGCCGCAGACCGCGAAAAAGTGGCACAGGAAACATTCGATAACGAGGCCGATTTAACCGCCACGCAAACAAAACTAAGCAAAGAGCAGTTAATGACCGTTATGCGCGACATGGACAGCGCCACAAAAATACGCGCCAAAGCCTATAACGACCAGATCGACCAACTCGAAAAACTGAAAAGAGCAAACGTACGATCAATAGGTGGTGGAAACGCTGGCGGCGGAACATTGGTTGCGCTTGCCGACACGCAACAAATGATTGATTTAAAAAATCAAATCGATCAAACATCCGAATCAACAAAACTATACGCCGACCAGATAAAAGCAACCGGGCGAACCTCCGACGAACAACTCGATAAAATGGTAGCAAGTTACGGCAGCCTATTGGAGGCTCAAAATTCGGCCCGCGGAAACATTAAAAAAGTAGAAAATCAGGTCAATACATTACTTGCCGGAGAAGAAGAAAACGGAAATAAACTAATTGATAAAACCAACAGCCTCGACAGTCAGATTAAAGTTTTAAAAGATAGTTTAGATTCAGTTAATAAAACCGACATCGAATCAATCCAAATTATTGGCGCCAAAATTACCGCCCTCGAAAAACTTAAACAGGCATACGCCAACATTGCCAGCGACCCAGCCAGTTTCAGGTCCGATACTTTTATGCAGATAACACCAATTACAAAAGCTAAAGTTTCAGCGCCAATCGATCCAAAAAATAAAAATTACCGGTTCGATAACATGGGCGATAGCATCGATGCAAATACCGAACGCCTCGCACGTTTTCGCGAAGAATGGCAAGCCTTTAACGATCAGCCGTCGAACCTCGAAATATTATCAGGTCAGTTCGATTCGCTGGGTAATTCAATCGGAGGTGCCGCCGGTTCGTTTCTGAACATGGTAAGCACAATACTCGGTTTAATACCTATGCTTATTGCTCAAATTGCCGCCTTAACCACGGCACAGGTCACAAGTTCGGCAACAGTAACAACGGCCAAAAGCACCGAGGCAATTGCGGCAGGTACAGCAGCCAGTCAGTCGGTACCTTTCCCGTTAAACTTAATAGCACTTGCCGTAACCATCGGCTCCATTGTTGCCGCATTGGCAACCGGAGTAAAAGGTTTTGCCGTGGGTGGTGTTGTGCCAGGTTCATCATTCACCGGCGACAAAGTACTCGCCCGTGTTAATTCAGGCGAAGAAATACTAACCGCCAGCGACCCGCGCCACCGCAACAACCGCGGGGCAACAAGCTCAGGCGGCGGTTCAAACATTTCCATACTATCCGAAGCAAAGATAAAAGGCGAAGATTTATACATATTACTGAAGAAAGCCGAGCAGCGCATCAATCGCCGCACATAATTAAACATTCAGCATTTATAATTCACCATTTAATCAATGGCCTACAACCTACGCATACGACTCGAACACCACGATTTTCTAGGTAAACTATCGCAAATCGACATCGAAGAGCGCGACTACGCCGGTGCTACCGACATTCGCACCCTCGAAGGCAACGAGCCGATGGTAATAAACTACGGCGACCGTTCGGGCGATAAACTGCCAAATGTTTACGGCTCCGAAGCCGTCATGCAATTTTTTGCAGAATACGATTTCGAATTTCTAAGCCTGTACACATCCGACTCTAAAAAGTTTCGTATAAAACACACCTACGACGGGCAACCCGATTGGTTAGGTTTCATTTCGCCCGAAAATTGGAGCGAACCATTAACCGCCACCACTTACAAAGTATCGGCCACTGCCACCGATGGGTTGGGAGCATTAAAAAACGAAACATTTCCAGAGTACCCCGAAGGCACAAAACTAAGCCTGTTACAAATCGTTTCAACCATACTCGAATTTACCGGTCTCGATCTAAACATCAACACTGCAGTAAACTATACCGAAGCAGGGCAAACCGCCGGAACCGACATTTTAACCCAAACATACAAACAAGCCGAGTCGATAGCCAAAGTAAACTGTTACGATTTACTCGGGCAAATACTATTGAATTGCCGTATATTTCAGCGTTTAGGCCAGTGGTGGATAGTTTCGTATTCAGCGTTGAGGGCCGACACCATCAGCTACAAAAAATACACCTATGCAGGCGCTTATGTCTCAGCCGGAACCATCAGCGTAAAAATCGATTCAGCCGATTACTGGATCGAAAACGAGCCACAACTCGACATGATGCCAGCACTTAAACACCTTATAGTTATTCAGGATTACGGTTACAATAAATCGCTGATAACAAATGGCACGTTCGCAAAATTCAACGAAGAGTCGGCAAAATTCGACACCTGGACAAACCTTTGGACAAACCCAGAACAACGCCCCCTCGATACCGACGGCACCCAATTCGTTTACATTCCGGGGCAACAATACCCCGATACATTTGCACACGAAGGGTATGGCTTAATCACCAACGGCATGACCAAATCGTTAGCCGTATCCGAAACCACATCGAAATTAAACATTGCCCTTAAATATGCCCTTATGGGTACGGCGCATTCGTGCCTCATGTTTATAGGCATTCGCTTGGTAGGCGCAACAAATAATTATTATTTACGCCGCGAACGATACGCATTAACACGCGACATGAATTGGGAGTGGGTAAACTACACCGACAAACCAAGCCAGGGCGACGACCACATTTGTTTACTATCTGCTAAAAGTTGGATACGATCAGGTCCAAACCGCAATAAGTATGCAAATACATTCGAAAACATAACTGCCTACCCAGCCGCCGAAATAACCGACCATTTCGAAGAATTCCGCGCCACAGCTACCGGCATACCCGAAGACGGCCTATTACAGTTATACCTTTACGTGCCATATACCAACCGTGCGCAACATGCCGGGGCCTGTTATGCGGGTGTAACCTTAGAGCTGGTCGACGAAAACGACAACCATTACCCCGAACAACGCTCGTTTAAAATAACAAACAACCCCGACAATAAATACAAGCCCGATACCGAAACAATAGTAATTGGCGACCTACCGGCTATGCCAAACGCCAATATCATTTATTCGCATGGTTTATTTCGCGCAAACGGCAAAACATATACAAGCGGTTGGTCGGTACCAGGCTCGGCGATTTATACGTTTGTCGAATTCATTGGTCGCCTTACCGCCGCAGAGCAAGCCAACCCCCGGCAAGTTTACGACATCCGTTTACAAGGCATTACCCCAACGTTAGCAATAGTTATCGACGACATAACCGTCACCGGGCGCCGACTGATTGAAAACGGCATAAGCTACGATAATCGCATGGGAGCCATCGAAGGCAATTACACCGAACTGCCACCGCTAGACATCGACCAGTTTACCGTTGAGGTAGCAACCGAATTCGACGAAGATGGAGTCGTAGTAGTTGAAGCCATCGCAGAGCCTAAAAACATCGAAGAGCGCGTAACACTCATCGACGAAAATGGGGTAAAAGTATCGTCGCCAGGTTACCTATACGACAAAGATTTTGAAACGAAAAAGTTTGGCACCGATCCGGTACTCGACGACATGGACGGTTTCACACGTTTCCAGATCAAACGAGAAGCCATTGCCCCTTACAATCTCGATCAGGCCGCAGGTCAACTGCAATTCTCGTTAACCTCGGTAGCCGAAGTTAATTATGGCGGCAATGCCAATGAGGTTAAGTTTACCGCCGGGCAATTCCTGATACACAACTACAATGCACTCGATAAAGACGACCGTTTAACAGCCTTAGAATCATGAGCTACGATCCAACCCTCATATTAAACTTAGCCGAAACAACACTCACGCTGGGCAACAACAACCTGCATTGGTGTTATGTAGTTGTAACCGTAGTTGTTGATGCCGAAACCGAAGTAGAAACGCAAACGGCGGCCATTATTGCATCAGAATCGCACATCGACCCGATGCAATATTGGGAAAGCGCCGGCCAGATCCATTACAAAATTGGGCACTTTACGCCGGTAGTCAATGAAAAACGGGAGGCGCATTTACTTTGGAATGCGAAAACACATTTACCGTTAACCATTGCCGAAAATTCATCAGCATTTGGAAGTATTGACGAGAATCAAGTGTTGATTATCACACCTATAAATATTGCGTCGGGTATTACGTATTTCCTACACGAAGAAATTGACACGCCAACAGGTTACGAATCGGCCTTAACAATTCCTGCAGAAGATGCACAAGATGCTGATGCGATTACTGTAAATGCAAGTGAAGGCGAAAAATTAATCGATACATACATCACAGCCGTTGGCGACCCTAATACGACAGTCATTCCATCAGGTGCATGGAAATTCACAACATACACTCAGGTTGGAACCGTTATCGGAGTTACTGAAATGGTGATTCGGGTTTACAAAAGAACTATTGCCGCAGTCGAAACCGAATTATTCAACACTTCATTTGTCATTGATTCAACAACAGTAAAGCAATACGATAAATTGTCCGTTCAACAGGAAATCAATTTAGCATTGACGGATAGGCTAGTTTTTAAATATTACGCAAAGACAACCTCCGTACCAGATAGAACGGTAACACTGTATTATGAAGGAACCGACCATTATTCACACATCGACACGCCGATTAAGGCATTGTCGATGCATAATCCGGTAACTATTGCATCAGGTTCAGCAAGTAGGGCAAGCATCAATGAAAATCAGGAGCTAACGATAAATTCTGAAATAGGTTCATGGTACGAAGACATTGCCTTTGAATTTTGCGATGTAGTTGCCGGAACAGCTAAAGACTATACGCTTGATATTTCGGCAATATTCGCCTATAATATTCTTTCTGCATTTCTCGAAACGGATAACGGAACACTCACCGGAGTAGCGGTTAAAATCGGTTCAACAGCAGTTACATCACTTTCTAGCGTAACAGTTGACACCGCAGTTGACGAAACAACAGCAACAGGCGCAAATTCAGTGGCAATTGGAAATAGGGTTACAATAAGCGTTGCAGCAACTTATACTGGAACGCCTACATTGATCAGGGGAAAACTTAAAATACAGAGGGTATGAGGATAATTTATATACCAAAGTCGGTAGCATTGTTCTATCCGGTGAATTATGGTATACTTTATAATGGATATGTGGTTGCTGATGCTAGAAGCATAACCTCTATTCGTGCAAGAATCGCTACTCGTTATGATTTTTATAACCTTGCGACAATAGCTAATGATGGGGTTCCACCATCTTCTCCATTAGCATTAAAGGGAATGTCTTTAAAAGAAATTGGAAATACACATTGGACTATTAATAATGGAACTGATATTTTTGGATTTGGGGCAATTGGTTCAGGAGATAGAGGTGTTGGACAATTAGGGTATCATGGTTTTAATACAGCAGCTAGATATAGAGGTAGTTCTGTTGGTTATCCGTGGAACGTATTTGAAGTTGCTAATTCTGGACAAATGGTTTTTACAAATACAGATGGGTATGGATCTCAGGCAGGTTGGTATCAGGGATATTCGCTTAGAGCTGTAATAATATCAACAAATTTAACAACACAGGGACAGCGTGGAATTTACGTTGGGAATGACTTGAAAACATATGAAACCGTTCTTATAGGTTCGTTGGAGTGGATTATAAAACCACTTGCCGAATCAAGGTATCGAGATGGCAGTTTAATCAATGCAACTACATATACAGATGCACAATGGAATGCTTTAACTATTGAAGCGTGTTGCCCCCCAAATGGAAACTGGAATAACGTTTAAAACATATAACTATGAAACCATACAAATTTTCTCGCTTCAGAACAATCTTCATCACCAACTTCGGTGCAAAAAAGATGAACCGGATTGCTGCTATATCGGCAATCTGTTGCCTGATTGGAATAGTCGTTTACTTCATAACTCCTAATCATTTCGTTTGGTTAGCGGTTATTCCGTTTGGGTTCCCGTTTATGACTTTTGTGCTGTTTAGGTTTTTCATCGGGATATTCGAAAAATACAGAATCAAAAAATATTGTAAGCTCAACAACATCACAACCGATCAATTTAATGCAGAATATGGTAAAGTAGAATAAACAATAACCAATTCAGTATTTGTCGATATCTTAATCCGTGTAATCCGTTTAAATCTGCGCAATCTTTTCACAAAAAACATATTACAGAAAAACATCATGGCAACAAACATTTTAGCAAACCACGCATACACCGCCCAGGAAGTTGTTTACAGCTCAGAAATAGCCAGCGCCCAAAACGTTGACATTGCCGCCAAAGTTACAGGAGCCGGGGCCGGGCAAGTAAAATACACCATCCAGCGCAAAACAGCAAATACCGACTGGCGCACCGCCCGCGACGAAAACGACGACCCGTTAACATTTACGACCATTGGAGCCACCACCGAAGGGCTAAACATTGCCGGATTAAACGCAGCATTATTACGCGTAAAAGTTGAGGTATTAAGTGGAGCAGGCACCATAAACATTGAGTATGAAAGCCTATAAAAGCGCCGCCATACGAGCGGGTAAAATGGTTCAACTTGGGTCAAATCCGAACCCAAACATGTTCAAAATATCTTCAATAAAATCAGGAGTTATTGATAGCAATGATGGCACAATTAATCAACAAGAAAGTATTTCTTTGAAATACCATGATTATATTGACTGTAATCCGGGAGATAGCATTTATATCAATTATTTTGGTTCATTAATTTATGGGACTAGAGAATCTTTCAGTGTTTTCTTTTATTCAGAAAACAAAACCTTTATTTCGTCGCTAACGCATACCGATGATTTATCTGCATATATAGCTCCTGCAAACGCAAAGTACTTCATGTTTCGCACAGACCTCATATATTGGGGGTCAGCACCACAGTACGAATACGCCATTAATGTCTATAATTTAAAGGTTTATATCAATAAAGAGATTCCATCAGACACGCTTACAAATACTCAGATTACAAGCAGATATAGCAATGTGTTTTTTGTAAATGATTATTACAACGAATCGCTGACTGATTCAGAAGTGGTGGATTTAGCTTTAGCTGATGCAAATTTATTGACGACAAGGACAATTGTATTTGGTGATCGAAATTGGTTGGTTTCAAAAGCTGTGCTTTTAAAAAGTGGGACAACTGTTTTGATCAATAATTGCAGAATAAAACAAGCTAATTTGACATTTGATAATATTTTCAGAGGCGATAATCTTGTAATTAATGAATCTGATCCTTATGGTTTCCCTACGTCAATAAATGACTTATCTAATATTAAAATACATGGTTACGGCAACGCAATTTTAAATGGAAATGACGTAAATAAACAAGCATTTCATCCATTTAAAGAAATTACCGAAGATATGGTGGGGGATAATTGGGGATTGAGAACTTTAATGATTTCTTTTTCAAAAGCAACAAATATTGAAATTAGAAACATTGGAATGGCTCAAACAAAATGTTATGCGATGTCATTTGACCGTTGTCAAAATATTTCAATAAATAAAATTACACAATATACCAATGTTAAAAATGGCGATGGGATTGATATACGATTTGGTTGTAAAAATGTAGTTATTAAAGATATATATAATAATTGCACTGATGATTGTATTGCATTAAATGCTAATTGTTTTGACTTTATACCAACATATCCACTACAAGAATATGTTTACCCTCTGGAGCCAAGTTTTGCTGAATCGGCGCAATTAGTTGACCGAACAGTGCTTGATATAGAAAATGTAAATATCTCAAATATAATTTGTAGGTCTGATTCTCACGGGTTGATTTTATTGCAAGAAAATAACCTTGAAATAAAAAACATAAGTGTATCAAAGATGACAATTTTTGATACACTATATGGTACTACCGGTGGCATTTACGTGTATCAGAACGGAAATGCCGACAAAATTCATGCTGTTGATATATCAGATATTACCTGTTATGAGGGAAAGACTGTTGTTATAGAAACAAAAGTTACCGACTTTAATTTAACTAGACTTGTGAATTTATACCCCGGTGGAGTGAATTTATATTCATCAAATTTAAGTTTCATTGAAGATGTGATTATAACCAACTCTACTCCTTAAACAGTTCTCATATAGGACTATTTGAACCAAACTATAAAACTTAATAACAATGAAATTTGAAATAAAAATTTCAGTATCAAAAAACTTTTATTTTGTATTGAAGGGCCGCAATGGCGAAGTAATTGCAACTTCAGAGCAGTATAAAACAAAACAAGCCTGCAAAAAAGGAATCAACGCGGTTAAA